ATCAAGTAAGAATAGTACCTTACCAACACGATAAAGATAATCCGTTCTTAGAATTATTTTTTCACTATGATTTAGGTAAAAGAAACTATCTTTCACCAGTAACTCATGGCGAACCAGATCCAGTAGTAGAATTTGCTGAAAAATTAAAATCAACAGGTAATTCAGATGATTGGAAACTTTCTAAAAAATTAGAACCTAAAATGAGGGTTTATGTACCAGTAATTGTACGTGGTGAAGAAGGAGAAGGTGTTAAATTTTGGGGATTCGGTAAACAAGTATATGCAGAATTACTAGGATTTATTTCAGATCCAGATTACGGAGATATTACAGGTTTAACAGATGGTAGAGATATTGTTGTTGAATTTACTCCATCAGAAGGTGCAGGTACATATCCAAAAACTGCAATTCGTGTAAAACCAAATCAAACACCAGCAACTGAAGATAAAGCTCTTGCTGATAAAATTATTAGTGGTCAACAAGAAATTTTTAGTATTTTTAAGAAGGTTTCATATGACGACTTAAAAGGAGCATTAGAATCTTGGTTAAGTCCAGATGACGTAGAATCAGCTGATGTCCCATGGGAAAGTAAAACTACAACTACTAATAGTACCAACGATACAACAGCTAAAGAAACACCAGCTAAAGTAGGTAAAACTGATGATATTAGTAAAGCTTTTGACGATTTGTTTAGTTAATAGATATGGTAAATAAACGAGAAGATAGAGATAAATTAGCACAAGTATTGGCTGATAGCTTAAACAAGAAATTTAAGGACTTTAAAGTTGCCCATTTTCTTGACGGAGCAGATGAAACTCCAACTGATTTAACAGAGTGGATATCAACTGGTTCTTCTATGCTTGATATAGCCATAGCTAATAGACCTAATGGTGGAATTCCAGTTGGTAGAATTACCGAAATAACTGGTATGGAGGCTTCAGGTAAATCTTTAGTTGCTGCACAAATACTTGCAAACACGCAAAAGAAAGGCGGATTAGCAGTATTTATAGATACTGAAAATGCAGTAAATGAAGAATTTCTTGAGTGTTTAGGTATTAATACTAAAGAACTGTTATACATTCAATTAGAAACGGTTGAAGATATATTTGAAGTTATAGAAAACATCATTAGTAAAGTTAGAGAAAGTGACAAGGATAGATTGGTAACTATCGTTGTAGATTCTGTAGCAGCTGCAACAACTAGAGTAGAGCAAGAAGCCGACTACAGTAAAGACGGTTGGTCTACTGGAAAGGCTATTGTTATTTCAAAAGCAATGAGAAAGTGTACAAATATGATTGGACGCCAAAGAATTGCTTTGATATTTACAAACCAATTGCGTCAAAAACTTGGTGTTATGTTTGGAGACCCTTGGACAACAAGTGGTGGAAAAGCTCTTCAATTTCATGCGTCATGTAGGCTAAGATTAAAAGCTGCAGGCCAAATTAAAGCGAAGGTTAATGGAAAAGACCAAGTTGTTGGAATCAAGACTAAATGTATAGTTGTTAAAAACAGAATGGGCCCACCATTAAGAACATCTGAATTCGATATTTATTTTGAATCTGGAATAGATGATTTAGGTGGATGGCTAAGAATTCTAAAAGACTATAACATGATTAAACAGGGTGGTAGTTGGTATACTTTTACTAGAGATTCAGGTGAAGAAATAAAATTCCTTTCAAAAGATTGGAATGGAAAATTAGAAGCTGATGAAACATTAAAGGACGAAGTATATAAGAAAATATGTGATAAAGTTATAATGGATTACAAACTAGATAATTTTGGAATCGATGACTTAGAACATACAGACGAAGCACCTCCAACAGGTTAATTAAATGGAAAAGCCAAGCGTAGTGTCTTTCAGAATAAACACATTACGTTTGGTTATTCCTATGTTTTACGAAAAAAGGCCACCTTCCCGTGGTGTAGAGCGTTAAGGTTAAAAGTCCTCACTATGATAAAGACTATTTAACCGACCGAGAGCCTTTTATTTTTGTTAATAACTTTTCACTCCCAGATTTTTTTAATTGAATAAATTTTATTATATTACTATATGAATAAAAAATACCTAAACATGTTGGCAGACTTGGAAAAGCAAGAAATGCCAAAAGACGCAAACGACAGAATTTTAATTATAGACGGTTTAAATACTTTTATAAGGGCCTTTGTGGTTGTACCAACAGTTAATGAAAACGGAACACATGTTGGTGGAATTACCGGTTTTTTAATGTCTATAGGATATGCAATAAGAAATATAAAACCAACTAGGGTTATTATATGTTTTGATGGCAAAGGTGGAAGTCAAAGGCGTAGAAAATTGTTTCCAGATTATAAGGCAACTCGTAGAGTTAAGCATAGAATGACAAGAATAAACGAGTTTAATAGTGTAGATGATGAACGAGTAGCAATGGCACAACAACTACAAAGACTATCTCAATACTTAGAACAGTTACCAATTAGTGTTATGTCTATAGAAAATATAGAAGCCGATGATTCAATGGCATATATTTCCCAACAAGTATACCCAAAAAGTCAATGTGTTATAATGTCTACAGATAAAGATTTTCTTCAGTTAATAGATGATAGAGTACAAGTATGGTCTCCAACTAAGAAAAAATTCTACTTTAAAGATACTATTAAAGAAGAATTTGCAATGGATTCTAAAAATTTCTTGATGTATAGAGTTTTAACAGGTGATAGTTCAGATAATATACCTGGAATCCGAGGTGCTGGCACAAAAACACTACAAAAAAGATTACCGTTATTATTTGAAGATAAAAAGGTAGAATTAGAAGATATATTTAATCACATAAAAACAGCTGATGACGGCACAAAACTAGCTGCAGATATTTTAAGTAATAAAGATATGTTAGAATTAAACCATAAACTAATGCAACTTGCGGAAGTTGATATATCTGGTAGAGCCAAAGAATCTATAAATAATATCTGTAAACAAGATATACCTAAACTTGTAAAACCAAATTTTATGAAAATGTTATTGGAAGATTCTATAAATATGAATATAAAAAATCCACAGTTGTGGCTTAAAGATACATTTTCAACATTAAACGCATTTGCAATAAGAAATAAATAATGAAAGTAAATAAACTAAGCGATTTTGGATATGCCTTTCAAATAAAATTAATAGCTGCCCTGTTTAAGGATAAGCTATTCTTACAACAAATATCAGATATACTAGATTCTTCATACTTTGAATCAGAAGCCAATATAATAATATTAGATATAATAAAAGATTACTATAGGGAATATAATTCATTACCAACTATTGAAGCCATGAAGGTTAAAATTATAGAAATGGATAATGAATTACTTAAAAAATCTATTGCAGATAATATAAAGGAAGCATTTAAAGAAATGGATGCAGAAGACTTAGACTTTGTAAAAGAAAAGGCCTTAGAGTTTTGTAAAAATCAATGTTTAAAAAAGGCGATAATTGAATCGGTTGAATTATTAAATAAAGGAGACTATGACGGTATAAAGCATAAAGTTGATGATGCTATGAAAGCTGGAGTAGAAAAAGATGTAGGCCATGAATACGCTGAGCATATAGATGAAAGATACCTAGATTCAGTTAGAAATACTGTAACAACCGGTTGGGATCCAATAGACGACGTTGCAGATGGTGGATTAGGTAAAGGTGAACTAGGAGTAATGGTTGCTCCTGCTGGTATTGGTAAATCTTGGGCTCTTGTAAATGTCGGTGCAAACGCTATTAAGGCTGGTTTAAATGTAATACACTACACCCTTGAGCTAAATGCAGCCTACGTAGGATTAAGATATGATTCAGTATTCACAGGAATACAGGCTCAAGAATTAAAATATAATATTGATGAAGTTAAGAAAAAGGTTGAAACACTTAAGGGTGATTTAATTGTAAAATATTATCCAACAAAAGCAGCAACAGTAAATACCATATCAGCACATATTCAAAGATGTATGGCTCATGGTAAAAAACCTGATTTAGTAATAGTTGATTATGCAGATTTATTGCGTGGTCACGGTAAAGAGATCAGGCATGAACTAGGTAATATCTATGAAGACTTAAGAGGATTGGCTGGTGAATATGAAATACCTGTATGGACAGCTTCCCAAGCAAATAGATCGGCCTTAGAAGATGATATTATTGGAGCAGAAAAAATTGCAGAATCTTATAGTAAAATTATGACTGCAGATTTTGTACTATCTTTAAGTAGAAAAATAGAAGATAAACTTGCAAATACAGGAAGATGGCATGTTATTAAAAATAGATTTGGTCCAGATGGTATTACTTTTCCAAGTAAAATGAATGCGTCGAACGGACAAATAGATATATATGTTGACACATCAATACAAGGAAAAGAAACAACTAAAGAAATGGATAATCACAATGAATATTTAAGGAAAATGATGAAAAAGAAATTTGACGAAATGAATTGATATACGTATATATCTATATTTATTAGTACAACTGGTGTAGTAGCCAGTTATTTTTTTCAACAACAATAAGGAATAAAGGGATCGGCATGGAAGTATCAAATCAAATATTATCAGAAATCACAGTTTATATGAAGTACGCAAAGTACTTACCCGAATTAAATAGAAGAGAGTCTTGGGAAGAACTAGTAACTAGAAATAAGGAAATGCATCAAAAAAGTTTTCCACAGTTAAAGGGCGAAATAGACGAAAAATATAAACTAGTATATGATAAAAAGGTACTTCCTTCAATGAGAAGTCTTCAGTTTGGTGGTAAACCAATAGAAATATCTCCAAATAGAATATATAATTGTGCATATCTACCAATAGATTCAATTGATTCATTTAGTGAAACCATGTTTTTGTTGTTAGGAGGAACAGGTGTTGGATATTCCGTACAAAGGCACCATGTAGAAAAATTACCTGTTATAAATAAGCCCTTTCCAAAAAGAAAAAGAAGATTTTTAATTGGAGACTCTATTGAAGGTTGGGCAGATGCTATTAAAGTTTTAATGAAATCTTATATGAATGGTGGAGGTAGTAGAATTGAATTCGACTTTTCAGATATTAGAGCAAAAGGAGCTCAACTAGTTACCTCAGGTGGTAAAGCACCGGGACCCCAGCCACTTAAAGAATGTATACTTAAATTAACAGGAATGCTAGATGCAAAAGAAACAGGCGAAAGACTTTCTACATTGGAAGCTCATGATATTGTATGCCACATAGCAGATGCTGTTTTGGCTGGCGGTATTAGGCGAGCTGCACTTATTAGTCTATTTAATGCTGATGATGAGCAAATGATAGGTTGTAAGAGTGGTAATTGGTGGGAATTAAATCCACAAAGAGGTAGAGCTAATAATTCTGCATGCCTAATGAGGCATAAAATAACAAAGGGGTTTTTTATGGACCTTTGGAAACGCGTAGAATTATCTGGGGCTGGTGAGCCTGGTATTTATCTTAATAATGATAAAGATTGGGGAACTAATCCCTGTTGTGAAATTGCTTTAAGACCTCATCAATTTTGTAATTTATGTGAAGTTAATGTTAGTAATATTGAATCACAAGATGATCTAAACGAAAGAGTTAAAACTGCAGCATTCATTGGAACTCTACAGGCTGGATATACAAACTTTCACTACTTAAGGCCAGTATGGCAAGAAACTACTGAAAAAGAAGCACTTATTGGTGTTAGTATGACTGGAATTGGTAGTGGAACTGTACTAGGTTATGATATGTCAGAATCAGCTAAACTAGTAAAAAAAGAAAATGCTAGGGTTGCAAAAATATTAGGAATAAATAAAGCGGCAAGAGCAACAACTGTTAAACCTGCAGGAACTACATCATTGGTACTAGGTACAAGTTCAGGCATTCATGCATGGCACAATGATTATTATATACGTAGGATTAGAGTCGGTAAAAATGAATCAATATACCAACACTTATTAAAACATCATCCAGAATTAGTAGAAGATGAATATTTTAGGCCTCACGATACTGCAGTAATACAAGTACCTCAAAAAGCTCCTGAAGGATCTATACTTAGGACAGAATCTCCATTTAACACTCTAGAAAGAGTTAAAAAGGTGGCATCTGAATGGGTATCACCAGGACATCGTAAAGGATCTAATACCCATAATGTTTCTGCAACTATAAGTCTTAAAGAAGATGAATGGGATTTAGCAGGAGAATGGATGTGGGAAAATAGAAATCATTATAATGGATTATCTGTATTACCATACAATGGAGGCACATATACACAAGCACCATTTGAAGATATAACAAGGGAAAAATATAATACAATGATGAAATCATTGAGTGACGTAGATTTAACAACAGTTACCGAAATAGAAGATAACACAAATCTATCAGGCGAGCTTGCATGTGCTGGAGGTAGTTGTGAGATTACTTAAAGATTGGATTCAAGACCTATATTATAGGGAGTTTCAAAAGCCAAAGCTCCATCCTAAAGATTTTTATTGGGAGGATGGAAAGATGGTGTTGACTGAACAACATCATTTAAAGCGCGGATCATGCTGTGATTCTGGATGTAGACATTGCCCTTATGGAAAATATAGACAATCTAAACAAAAAACTAAACAACATAAAAAAGGAAATAGATAGCTTTCAAAATGATTGCAATCATTCAAAACAACATATCAAATTTGATGACAAAAACCAGGCAAAGTGGTATTGTTCAAGGT